GCGCGTATGGTCCGGTTGCCGGGTCGGTGTTGGGCATGTCGCCGATCGCGTATGCGCGTGAGACGATCGGGCTCGGGTTGGCGGTACGCCAGTTCGGCAGCGAATGGTATGCGTCCGGTGGGCATCCCACTACGGTGCTGACGACGACGCAGCAGGTCGACGCGAAGCAGGCGTTGGAGGCCAAGGAGCGGTTCCGGCAGGCGACTCGTGGTGATCACATCGCTGTGATGGGGAACGGTTGGGAGCTGAAGTCGGTGCAGGTCGCGCCTGATGATGCGTTGTTCCTGGCGGCGTCGAACGCAACGGCGATCGACATCTGCGGGTTCTATGGCGTCCCGCCGGAGCTGCTCGGTTATGCGCCATCGAACACCGGCTCGCTGACCTACGGCAACCGTGAGCAGCGTGCGATTGACGTGCTCGTGTTCACGTTGCAGTGGTGGGTTGGGCGGATCGAGCGGCTGATCTCGGCGTTCCTGCCAGCTGGCCAGTTCGTGCGCGTCAACCTTGACGGGTTCCTGCGTTCTGACGCTGCGGTCCGCTGGCAAGTCCACAAAACCGCTGTCGAGTTGGGTGTCCGCTCGCGGAACGAGGTCCGTGAGCTGGAAGACGAGTCCCCGCTGCCGGAGGGTGGCGACGAGTTCACATGGCCACCGGGAGGTGCTTGATGGCGCAACATCGCGAACTAGAACCCCGCATTCATGCGGCGTCGTTGACGATCAGGTCTGCTGAGGAAGCTGGCACGATCGCCCTCGACGGCTACGCGTCCGTTTACGACGTCTGGTATGACGTTGCCGGCGGCCCGAAAGACGGCGGGTGGCGTGAACTGATCGCTGCTGGTGCAGCGCGCCGCACCCTCAACGGCCGTCCCGATGTGCGTCTGCTTGTCGATCACAAGGGTGTGCCGCTGGCACGGACCCGGTCCGGGACGCTGCTGCTCGAGGAAGACGAGCGGGGCCTGGTGGTGTCCGCCCCTGCGCTCGACCTGTCGAATCCGCTGGTGCAGCAGGTCCGTTCGGCGATGAGCCGCGGTGATCTTGATCAGATGTCGTTCGCGTTCCGTGTCACTCGTGACGAGTGGCGTGACGACATGACTGAGCGGATCATCCGTGAGGTTGCACTCGATGTGGCCGGGTCGGATGTGTCGCTGGTGTCGTCGCCGGCGAACCCGTTCACGGTTGCTCAGGTGCGTGCTGCCGCACGTGTCGATGAGCGTCGTGCCGCTGCCCGTGGCGGCATGTCGTTGGCGATGGCTAAGGCGATCGCTGCCCGGGCCGGCCGTCTGAGCTGACCCCCTGAAAGGTTTTGCTTGTCGTCACTCCGATCCCGGACGTCGCCTCCGACCGCACCTGTGGTGCCTGTCGACTCGACGTCCACCTCGGCCTCGGTGAATGCAGACCATCTTTGCCCGTTCCCTTTTGCCCTAGGAGGCATTCCCCTGATGGATTCTCTGATCGAGCAGCTGCGTGCGCAGCTGCGTGCCAACCTGACTGCCCGTGCCGCTCTTGAGGGGCGCATGGACGAGATCATCTCTGTTGTCGAGGCGCGTGGTGACGCTGTCCTGACTGAGGCTGAGACTGCTGACCTGGATCGTCTGCGTAGTGAGCTGCGTGCTGTCGATGAGGCTCGTGTGTCGCTCCAGGAGCGTCACGATGCCGAGGTCGCCCGCCTGGAGGCTCGTGCTGCCGCGCAGGCTGCTGCGGCTGCTCTGCCGACCCCTGACGGGTCTGTGCGTGTCCGTGCGGAGGCCCGCACCTATCGGCCCGACGGGGAGCATTCGTTCTTCGCTGACCTGTACGCGCAGACGTTCCGGTCGGGTGATCTGGCGTCTGCCGAGCAGCGTCTGCACCGGCACAGTCTGGAGTCTCGTGACACGACCGTGTCGACGTTCAACGGGCTTGTCCCGCCCCGCTATCTGCTGGATCAGTACGCGCCGCTGGCCCGTGCCGGTTCGCCGTTTTTGAACTCGCTGACTGATCGGGCTCTGCCGACTGACGGTGTGTCGTTCGTGATTCCGCGTGTGACCACCGGGTCTGCTGCGGCGATGACGTCTGAGGCCGCGGGCTTCAATGAGCAGGACATGGCGACGACCGATCTGACTGTCACGGTGAACCTCGTGTCGGCACAGCAGGACATCTCCCGGACCCTGTTCATGCGCGGCGGAGCGACCGTCGACAGCGTGATCTTCCCGGATCTGATGGCTGCGCTCATGGTCTCCTCCAACGTGTCCGCGATCAACGGCAACGGCACTGCCCCGCAGCATCGTGGTGTGCTGCAGGTGTCCGGCATCAATGCTGTGACGTTCACGTCGGGTTCGCCGACCGTCGCGCTGCTGTGGCCGAAGCTCGCTGATGCGATTCAGCGTGTCAACGCTCTCCGGTTCGCTCCGGCAACCGTGATCTACATGCATCCGCGCCGTTGGGGTTGGCTCACCGCCGCTCTTGACGGTTCCCGGCCCACGTTCGAATTCTCCCTTGTCGCGCCGAACTCGGTCGTCGGTCTTGGGACTGCTGCCGAGTACGGCCAGGTCGTCGGCCGTGTCATGGGTCTGCCCGTGATCACCGACGCCAACATCCCCACCAACCTTGGGGCGGGCACCAACGAGGACATCATCATCGTTGCTCGCGCAACCGACATCCTGCTGTGGGATGGGCCCGAGATGACGTTCTCGTTCGAGCAGACCCTGTCGACCTCTCCCGGTCAGGTCCGTCTCGCTGTCGGCAAGTTCCAGGCGTTCACCGCCGGGCGCTATCCGACGGCGATCTCGACCATCGGCGGCACCGGCCTCATCGCCCCGACGTTCTGATCCTGGTGGACCGCGACGTCTATCTGGCTGCTCTCCGCTACGAGCGGGAGGGCTATGTGCGTGCCGGTCTCACCGACCGTGTCCGCGAGGTCGATGCCGAGATTGCCCGCACTGTGGGCACGGTCGAGACCGCCGACGCCGATGTCGACGTGGAGACGGTCGTTGCGCCGTCACCACGGCGACGCATCGGCCGATAGGATCACTGTGGGAGCGGGCGTGGGGCCGGAGGATGTCTCCGGACCGGCTTTGGTGCGCCGCATGGATCACCGCTCCCCGCAACGCTGTCCCGTGGAGGTGTCCCGATGATCACCGCTGTCGTCGGCACCTCCACGGTGCAGCTCCGCACCGAGGACACCTCGGGCAACCCTTCGACGCCGACCACTGTCACGGTGACCGGCACCGCTGACGATGGCACCACGGTGCTGCTGTCAGCAGTGACGATCGGTGGCGGTGGCGCCGGTGTGCACACTGCGTCAATGACCGTCGCGCAACCGACTCTCGTCACGTTGACGTGGACTGTCGATGGGACAGCGGTGCTGGTCGACCCGGTCGATGTGATCGGCCGGATGCCGATCACCGTCGGGGAACTGCGCGCGTCAGATCCGACGTTGACATCGAAGACTGCCGATCAGCTCCGTGACGCGATCGAGCTGGCACACGACGAGTGCCGGCGGATCACGGGCCGGTCATGGGTGCGCCGTTACGACGTCGCCCGCTTCGAAACCAGAGGCGACCGTCTCATCACCCACTTCGCCGACATCGCCCGTGTCGGCCGTCTCACGCTCGATGACACGGTGTGGTCCGCTTCGCAGCTCGCAGACATCGACATCGTCCCGTTGACAGGCACCTTGGATCTGGGGCCCGTCACTGACGGTCTCGAGGCGGTTGTTGGTGTCGAGCATGGTGTCCGTGAGCCGACCGCGCAGGTCCGGTTCGCGTTGCTTGCGCGTGCACGCTATTTCGCGATGCAGTCATCGTCGGCCCTGCCGTTCTTCTCTGAACGGGTGTCTGTGTCTGACGCGTTCACTACGACGCGTCTGCTGCCGTCGGCACAGTCGACTGGTGTTGCCGAGGTCGACGCGATCTATCGCGCTGTCGCTGTCGCTGGCATGGCAGGGATCGCGTGAATCGGGCAGAGGTGGTGCAGCGGCTCCGTGCTTTGTGGGCTGCAGCGCCGACCCTGTCCGGGGTCACGATCATCACCACCCCAGGTGTCGATGAGCCCCGCGAGTCGATCCTTGTCGGGGCTTCGGTCTCCGGCGATCTGACTGCGCGTCGCGTCGGTACGCCTCGCCCGTGGGATG